TTAATGATAATATATACGATTTACGTATTTTAACGGATAAGAAGTTATATTTGCTATGTCTTCAGTAGTAAATGTACTTATTTCATCTTCATCAAATTTTGATAATAATAAATGAATTGCAAATATATCTGCCTCTTTTTCGTATTTACTCATAGAGAAAAAAGCTTTTTTACATAGAAATAAATAATGTGCATCTTCATGTAGTACTGAATGTCCAATTTCATGAGCACAAACTCTCAATTGTTGTCTCTCAGTTAAATTATAGTTTATTCCTATAATCTTATTACGGTTATAGTTATAATAATATCCGTTGGTAGTGCCGAGCTCTCCTTTTAATATTATGTGATTCATATTTCGTGCAATACGAAAAGGATCTGGATATCCATCGGAATACTTTGTTATTACTTGTTGTACAACGTCTTTTATATCCATATCACATCTACCTTTATCTTCTGTATTTTTTTGGTGTGAATTTTTCCTTATTTTTTTTCTTTGCCATTTCTATACCAATTCTTAATGAATTTAGTATGAGTTGTTTTGATTCTTCATCCATCGGCTCACCGTCAAACATCATTGATGCTGTGGTAAAATCTCTTTCAACCTCAGCCATATAGTCATCAATTTCCTTGATATCTTTTTTATTTAGTGCATAAGGATCATCATCTACAAAGCCTAATAAATATGCTGGTTGAATTCCTAATGCAACAGCTAAAACATCAATCTTGTCTTGTCTTGGAAGGTACTTTCCCCTTACCCAATCTGATATTGTTGATTGTGTTATACCTGTTCTTCTCGATAATTCACTTTGTGTGATATTTTTTTCCTTCATAACGTCATTTATGATATCTACAAAATTTTTTTTCATGGTTAAAACCTCCGTTAGATAATATTGTATACTAAAATACGTAAAAAAACAACTAAAAAATGAAAAAATTATACTAAAATCCGTTGACACATTTCTAAAAATATGATATCATTAATCTAACGAATAACCGTTAGATATTCGGGGAGGTGATTTATTGAATAAATATAATTATAGGAAGTTGAGAGGGTTGATAATAGAGAAATACTACACATTAGGAAAGTTTGCAAACGCCTTGGGAATTGGGAGTACAACACTAAACTCAAGACTGACAGGAAAAACATTCTTTAATCAAATTGAAATTGAAAAAATGGTTGATATTTTAGACATTAAAAAAGATGACATTAATAAAATTTTTTTTACTCATAGTTAACGGTTATTCGTTAGATATATGTGTTTGATTGGTGGTGAATTTAGTTGAATAAGCAAATATTGCTTACAGTTGATGAAGTTTGCAAATTAGAAAATGTGACTCACAGAGCATTAAGGATGAAGATAACAAGAGGTAGTATAGATGCTATTAAGATAAATACAAATAGAGGATGCGGTTTTGAATATAGAATTGATTTGCAGGAACTCTCAGAAGCTGCCAAGGTCAAATACTATGCTAAGTTGAAAAATGAGAATATAAGTGATGATTGTGTAACAACAAAACATATAGATGATGAAACTGTTAATAAATATGACAAGAATGAACTTAAAAAATGGGAGGATTTAACTGACAGCCAAAAAGAAAAAGCATATTTATGGGAGGCGATAATAAAAGCTTGGAGAACATATGTTGATGATTTTAACGGAAAAGAAACAGATGCAACAAAGGAATTTATAAAATCGTACAATAAAAAATCTGAAATTAAAGTATCTCAAAGGACATTGTATAGAAAATGGACTGCATATAAGGATAATGGAATTACTGCACTTGCTGATTTAAGAGGAAACAAAAACAATACAGGTAATGAAATAGCAGATGAAGTATGGAATATATTTCAAGACTGGTATTTGGATATAAACAAGCCGAAGGTTGCATTTTTGTATAAGGCTTTAACATATCATTTTGAAATGGAAAATCCTACTTTACTTCCACTACCTTCTGAATCTACATTTAGGCGTGCTATTGATAGCAGAATACCTAAATCTGTAGTTACTTATTTTAGAGAAGGTAAGAAAGTATGGACTGATGAATGTGCTTACTATTTAAGACGTGATTATTCAACACTCAATAGTAATGATATTTGGACATCTGACTACCATACATTAGATTTATTTGTAAAAGATGATATTACAAATGAGGTTTACAGACCGCATCTTATTATATGGTCTGATATAAAAAGTAGAAAAGTGCTTAGTATGTCACTAAGAAGAAGCAGTGATAGTCATGGTGTATTTTTATCATTTAGAAATGCAGTGATAAAATACGGTGCTCCGGAAATGGTGTACTTTGACAACGGTCGTGAATTTTTGGCAAGTGATATTGGCGGAAGAGGAAGGAGAAAAACAGATATAAACGCCGATTATGGTAAAACTCTATTTGAAAGACTTGGCATAAGGATGATTAATGCTAAGGTAGCAAATGGTAGAGCAAAGATTGCTGAAAGACAGTTTAATACTATGGCTAATCAATTCAGTAGAATGTTTGAAACATACTGTGGCAATAGACCTGGAAATAGACCTGAAGGTCATCTTGATAGATTAAGGGATGAAAAAAATATCCTCCTACTTTCAGAAGTTGAAAACGAACTGAAAGACTATATCGAAGGATATTACAACAACGTAAGCAGTAATGCGGAAGGTCTTGAAAAAGGAAGTCCAAATGCAGCTTATGAGAAACATCTACTAAAGATAAGGACTATAGCAAAATCACAACTTGATGAGTTGCTACTAAGAACAACAAGGTTACAGACATACAAGAGAAATGGCGTGTATGTAACTATTGGAAATACAAAAGTATATTTCTATAACTCAGATATTACTATCAACTACTTAGATAAGAAGGTGTATGTAAGGTACAATCCTGATGATCTATCTGAGGTGGTAATAGAAGATGAACAAGGAAGATACGTAGGTAAGGCTACAAGAGAAGTTACAGGCGGATATGGTCTTGCTAACGACACTGACTCAATCAAGCATTTGAACAAGACAAATAAGATGCTTGAAAAAATAGCAAGAGATTATAAGAAAGTAGAAAGCATGGCAAGTATACCAAGCGTAAGAGAGGTGATAAGTAAAAAATCACAAGAGATGATGGAAGAAAATGTTCAAAGATACTATGCGAAGATCATAGAGCCTATATTAAACGACAGTGAATATAAAAAGGCTGTAGGTGCTGAAAATATGAGTGCAGAAATAGTAAATTTTGACAGAATGATTGAAAATGCGAATAAGAATAAAAATAAGGAGGACTAAATGAATGAACTTTTACTTGAGGTATTTAAAAAATCAAGGTCTGTAGACAGAGATACACTACTTACAACAATATATACAATAGGTGACATCATTAATGAAGGGAAAACGGATGATAACTTAAGGATTAAAATACATGTTGAGCATTTAATTGAAGTTGCTGAAAGACGTGAAAAAGAAAGGAAAGATAAGATGATAAATATAAGCATAGACGAAAAACAAGCCATATTATTAAAATTCTTAATCCAAATGGAAATGGATTTAATTGATGATGACTGCGAAGAATATGACTATACAGAACGCAACGTTAAGGGAAATATGTATAGGAGTCTTAATGATATTATTAATCAACTTAAAGATATTGAAGAATATAATGACAGAGTTGATGTTATAGAAGAATTCGAAAAATAGTAAGGAGAAAATAATGAGACAAAAAGTGTTGGACTATATTAAAAGTAAAGGAATTAGTAATAGGAAGTTTGCTGATAAGATTGATGTTTCAGAAAGTACATTAAGTAGATATCTTAAATGCGATTACCCAAATCCTACTGCTATTGAGGATAAGATAAGGGAGTTTTTGGAAAAGGAGGAAAAAAGAAATAACAGCTTTATAAAAGACGGTATATCTTTTGCTATGACTACAATAAGTAAAAGAATAATAAATGTACTTGAATACACATATATTCAAAAGGTAATCTCTTGTATTTATGGTGATGCAGGGATAGGAAAGACATATACAACTAAAAATTGGATGAATGATAGAAATGACATATATTTTGTTACTGCTACACCTACTTTTGCTACTCCAAGACCGTTTTTAAAGTTGCTTGCAAGCAAGCTTAAAACTTCAAAGACAGGAGCTCAAGATGAAGTATATCTTGAAATAATAGAAAAACTTGAAGGTACTGACAAGATGATAATCATTGATGAGGCTCAACATCTTACAAAAAAGACGCTTGAGATAATAAGGAGTATAAATGACTCAACAAATACTGCTATAGTGATGATAGGAAACGAAATTATATATAGCAAGATGCTTGGTAAGACTCAAGCAGAATTTGCACAGCTTTTCAGTCGTGTAGGTATGCAAAGTCATTTGCTTACAGATTTTTTCAACATGGAAGATATAAAGCTTGTGTTTGGTGATGCAAGTGATGAAGTAATAGAGTATTTGCTTAAAGTATCAAGAAGTAAGTTTGGTCTAAGAGGTGCAACACTATTATATACAAATGCTGTTAATAATGGAGACACTACTATAAAAGGAATAAAAGCTATGGCAGAGATAATGGGGATTAGCTTGCACATAGCTTAGTTATAAAACATATAAAATGATTTATATGTAAAGAATATCATAATTTTTTATAGATGTCAAAGATTTTAATATTTAAGCTTATTGAAAAAAAGTAAATTTGTTAAGAAGGTGTGATGAATATGGAAATAAAACTTGAATTATCTGATACAAGAAAAGAATTTTTAAAGCAGTATGCAAGAGTATACGAACAAGAAAGAGAGTTTGACGAAACTGCTGATCCAATTGTTGTTGTAGAAAGGGAGATAAGAATACCTACTCGTGATGGATTGGAAGACGACTGCAGTTATCTTTGGATAACAGAAGATGAAGAAAATGAATTTGATAATTTATATGATCTTGAAACTGCCATTAATGAAAGTAGATATGTAATAAAAAATAAAGAACTACAAAAGTTGTTATGTAATCTCAGAGATGGAATTGAGGCTGAAGTAGATGAACTTGGAAAATTTATTATTAATTATTATGTAATATCACAAGAACCGGTGGCATACTTTTTGACAATAGCTGAGGCTGAAAAGTACATGGAGTATCAAAAACACAATCTTCAAAGGACAAGAATTTTAACAAGACATATGGGCTACTCAAATAGAGGAGATTTAGTAGAATTTAGTAAGATGTTACTTGAAATTGGGGAAATGCTGAATAAGGAGGAAGAATAATGATGGAATATATAGTTATAGCAGGAATTGCTGGATTGTCTTTTGTAGCCGGATGGATAACAAAATCTTTTTCAGTAGATAAGATAGTACAACAAGCCAAGCATGATATACAACACGTGAATGCTTTAAAACATAAAGAGTACAAGCGAGGATGGAACACCGGCTTTGGATATAGGGGTGGATATGATAAAAAATAACATAAAAGCGGTAATGCTAAGTAGCGATAACGAAAATATAATACTTATATATTCAGATGGGGGATATAAAAATTTACCTATTGAACAGGTTAAGAAAATAATAATTGATATAGAAAGGAATGGAGATGAGTAAATCTAAAGAAAATAGAAAGTATCTTTTCACGAGAGAACAATATAAAAAAATGAAAAAGATGGATCATGCTCAAATGGATGAGTGGATTAGGACTTTTGTTGCAAATTTAAATGAAGATAATATGAAGAACAATATGGAGATTTTTGTAAGTTTTGATGAGAAAAACAAGCGTGCGATTATAACTGCTCTTGAGAATACGAAAGGCATAGGAGAGAAGATTAGAAATAATTTTCTTGAAAACTATGATAAAGCTATGAAAGATATTATTAATATAAAAGGAGAAGATGAATAATGTTAAATGAAAAGAAGATATCAAAGTCAGGAAGTATAACTATACCGAGCCACATAAGAAGAGAATTTGGAATTGAACATGGAGAGAAGGTAAAGATAGACACAAACAAAGATGGAGATTTGATACTTAAAAGAGTAGTAGGATCTTGTATCTTGTGCAGTTCAAATGAAAATCTGATAAAAGTTGATGATAAGTATATTTGTAAAAGCTGCATTGATAAGATAAATGGAGCTAATAATGAAAAATGATTATAGTGTATTTAGTAAGGAAGAACTTGTCCAATTTTTAGAACAATATGAAGATAAGTTTAAATGCTGGCAAAATCCGTTTTATGTACTTTGTCGTGATAAAGTTAATAATATCATGCAAAAGATAAATGAAAATATAAAACGATATGGAGAGATTACTCAAGAGGTAAAAAAAGATATTAGCTTAAAGGATAGATTTCTTGAAAAATTTAATGAAAACTGTAAAGAGTATGATGAGCTGCATGAGGAATTGTACAAATTTAGAAAATTGCTTTATGGTGAGTAAAAAAGGCGGTGTACATGGAATTAATTTTATCAGTGTTCTTACTATGGAGCAGTATTGATATTGACATAGGAGCATTGAGTAACACTATAATATACGAGATGAAAGTAGTAGATAACTTTTCAACGGATGTCTATAAAATTAGTAATTTGAATGATAAAGAAATAAATAAAAGATTAGCAGGAACATTTCTTGAAGGTACAGGGGAAATTATGTACAAGATAGAAATGGAAAAAGGAATAAATTTCAGGACGGTGTATGCTATCGCCGCTCTTGAGTCCGGTAAAGGAAGACAGACATCAGGAAAGAACAACTATTGTGGGATAAAAAATAAAGACTATAGTGGTTATAGAGACTTTGATAGTAGAGAGGAGTGTTTGATATTTTTGGCAGGCATCCTTAATTCAAAATTCTATAGGGGTAGATCGTTGGAAGCTATAGCTCCGGATTATTGTCCTACTGACAATGAGTGGGCAAAACAGGTAAAAGAAATCATGGGAGAAATATAAAATGAGTACATTTAAAAATAAATATGAGGTTGATGAAGAAAAAGTCTTACAGGATGCAATAGACACATTTGGTATAGAAAAACAACTTATCGTAACTATTGAGAAGTTGTCTGAACTTCAAAAGGCAATAGCTAAATACTTAAGATATAATAAAAGTGATGAATATGTTTAGGAGATTATTGAAGAACTTGTAGATGCTGAAATAATGATTAGGCAGGTAAAGAAAATGTTTAAAATGGATGAATTTTATAACACAATACAAAGAGTTAGGATTAGAAGCTTACAACAATTTATTGAAAAGGAGAGAGAAAATGGAAATGCTAAGAAATGAAAATCTTATTGATAAGGCTATAAGATTGGATAAAGATATAAAAAGCAAGAAAAAAGAATTGGACGAAATAAAAGCTGAACTGCAAAGTGAAGGATTAAAAGAGCTTGAAAATAAAAATATGAAATATGTTCAATTTTATGGTGATAACGGCTCTTGCGAGGTGTTATATAAACAAAAGTTAGAAATTGAGAATGTTAATACATTAAAAGAAATTTTTGGAAATGTTATTGACAACAAAATAAAGACTGTACAAGAGATAAAATACGATATTGAAAGTAAGTTTAAAAAGGCTTTAATATCTCTTTATGTAGGAGATTATAAGGAGCATGATTTAGATACCTTACTTACTTCTCTTGGGCTTGATGATGATAAGAAAAAAGTTGCTCTTAAAAAACTCAAAGGAGAGTATGCAGCAGATAAAAAAGTGCTTGAGTCACTTGGTGCAGTAGATGAGGACGGACTGGAAGAAGAACTTGATATAATAAGAGAGCATAAAAATTTTGAACTTGTAAGTAAATATATTGATATTAATGCTATTGATGATACTTTGAAAAAACAAATTCAAAGGGCATTGTCTATAGAAGACACTTTGACACTGGGGCTTACTTATGAAAAATGAAACTATCAGTAAATATAATGAGATATTGGAAAGTGAACTTAGACAGTATCTTGTAGAAGATGATGTAAATGACATACTATACAAAACTATGAGAAGATTTGAAGAAACTGAAAAGTTAAGTAAACTTACTTCAAATGAGAGCCATAGTAAGAGAATTAAAAAATCAAATACTAAATTAGATATTGAAAATGCAATATATGAATATACTGAAAATGAAGATTTACAAAAAGTTTTATTTGATTTTGTAGATATGAGGCAAGAGATAAAAAAGCCTATTAATACTAAAGCTACTTTGACAAGGCTTTTTAATAAGTTGGACAGACTTAGCAAGAATAATGATAAGATAAAAATTGAGCTACTTGAAAAGTCAATTATAAACAATTGGCAGGATATATGGGCAACTAATGATAACACACAAGATAATGAAAAAAGCTTTGTAAGAACACCATCCCTTGCCGGGCAGGAATTAGAAGATTTTTTGCTTGATAAAAATGACCTTGATAGTTTCTAAGGAGGTGATTTGATTGACCGAGATGATAAGCAAGGAACAAATTAAGAATATATGGGGCTTTTCAAAAGATGTCGGAGTTGACAAGGACAACTTATATTGTATGATAGAGCGGATATCTAAAAAAGACTCTATGAGAAAGATGACAAAGTTACAAGCAAATAGATTGATAAGAGAACTTATTGTTATGAAAGACAATAATAAAAAAGTTAGACATAAATCATCTAAAAAAAGAACAGATACAGGCGGAAATAAGACTACTTAATTACAGAGAAAAAAGATATATTCTCTTACAGCTATACTTGGCTGGAATGACAATAACAATAGGATAAACGGCTTTGTAAAAAGGATGTTCAAGGTTGACAGGATAGAGTGGCTAAGTGAAGATGATTGCAGTAAGTTAATAGAAATACTTAAAAAGATGATAATAAGACAGGGAAAAGAGAAAGAGTTGGAAGATTAAAAAAGTTAGGGGGAGTATAATTGAAGTTTAAAAATATCGAAAATATAATAAACATAGATGATTTTGAAGTCGGAAGTGTGTATTATATGATAGCTGAAAAAATCGGTGTCGGTAACGCACTTGAAATAGCAGAACTTTTTCAAGGTTCATCAATATACTTCCCCAAACTGGACAATGTATATGCTAAGAAATTAAGAGAGCAAATACTTAAAGAATTTAACGGATATAACTACAAACATTTGGCTGTAAAATATGGATACAGCGAGATGTGGATTAGGAAGATAGTAAATAAGGATGTACTTGAAGGACAGATTAGTTTTGATGATATTCAAAATGATGCATAAGATACTTGAAATATAGTATCTTTTTTTATTGAAAACTATATAAAATAATGATATTATTTAATTAAATATTTTACATAAAAGGAGTGTTAAGATGAATATTTTAGTAATAGGTAATGGATTTGATTTGGCTCATGGTTTGCCAACAAAATATGGTGATTTTTTGAATTTTATTTTAATATTAAGAAGTGACTCTAAACCATTTGAATGTTTTAATGTTGACGGAAAAGAAATTAGTTTGGATATTATAGATAAATTTATTAAAATTAATAAATTTATGAATTTTTTTTATTTAGATGAATTCAATGAATGGTTTGATAATCATGAAATTATAAAAGAAAAGTATAGTGATGAAAAAAAGAATTTAATTACACAATTCTGGATGAATATTAACATAAACTACACTGTTATAATAAATGATACTGAAATACATGTTAATAAAACTTACTTGAAAGATAATATTGAATATATTAGTAATAATAAAGATTGTAATTATGATAGGGGAAAATATACAAAAAAGATTTGGGAATACATATTTTTTATAAAGTGGGTTTATGAAAATGAGGAGTTGAAGAATAAATTCCTTGATTTTCATGATAATAAAATAAATGAATTAACTAAGATTAAAGACAAGTTGCAAAAAAATTATTGGATAAAACATTTTATAAAAAGAAGAGAGGAAATTGGGGAAGGATGGATAGATTTTGAGCAAGAGATGTTAGATGTACTGAAAAAATTAGAGTATAATGAAAATAGTTTTTATAAAATATTTTTTGATATATTATATTACTATCACCAAGAAAACAAAGAAAACAAAGAAAACAAAGAAGTTATAGAAAAGGGAGATTTAATTGCATTTGAGGCATTGATTGAAATATCGTCATATAATAAAGATAATATAATACATGTTAATGATGATGAATTTAAAGAAATATATTCTAATTTTATTAACGAAAATGATGATGTGTATAAGTACAAGAATTTATGTATGTTAAAAGAATTTAAAATTTCTTCTAAAAACGCATGGGAAATATTATATTCTAATTATGAAAAATTCATATGTAAAAGATTAATTGATGATATGAATAATTTGATTTTAGCTTTTGAATTATATTTAAAATTGGTAGTTGAAGAAATACAAGTACAAGGAAATAATAAAGATATATTGAATATTAGTCCAATAAAAAAAGTTATATCTTTTAACTATACTCATACAATAAAAAAATATAATATTGGTATTGAAGAGATAGATTATATCCATGGTGAAGTTAGAGAATATGTTAATCTAAATAATAATAATATGGTATTAGGCGTTGATGAATATCTGCCAGATGATAAAAAAAATAAATATTTGAATTTTATTCATTTTAAAAAATACTTCCAAAGAATTTACAAAAATACAGGAGCTTATTATAAGGATTGGCTAACTACTAAAGATATTAATATTTATTTCTTTGGTCATTCTTTAGATTCATCAGATAAAGACATATTAAAAGAACTATTAGATTGTGAAAATGCAAAAATAAAAATATTTTATGTAAATGAGGAACAAAAAGCTACTCAAATATCAAACTTAGTCAAAATTATTGGGCAAGATAAATTAATAGACTATACCTATAATAAGAAAAAGTTTGGTACTGATGCAAAAATACAATTTATTAAGCAGGAATATAAACTATATATGAATGCATTAGAGGAAAACTTACAAGAGAATTACTATAATGTTATGAAACAGCTTTCTTATATAAATAAAGGGGGTTCTATAGAGTATCATTTACAAGATTGTATGAGTCTATTATATATAATAATAGATAATTTTTTCCTTGTAGAACAAAAAAATGATAAAGAGGAGTTTAAGAAGCAGATTGAAGAAATTAGAAATACTAAAAATATTGAAAAACTTAATAAATTAATTGAAGATTTTGATGAAAAATTGAAACAAAAAGTATAAATCAAATATGATTTTTCCTAAACTACTTTACAAGACATATCATTTAAAATAGTATAAACTGTTACTATAAAAATATAGTAGCAGTTTTTTTAATGCTATAAAATATGAATATTACAAATATCATATATGTATATTTGCTATCTTTATAGTAAATATATTTTGTCATGCTATAAATTATGTGTATGAAAATGTAAAGTATGAGGATAGATATGAATAATTGGAAAGATAAGGCTTATGAGCTGTATTTTATAGAGCATAAGAAAATAAATGAAATATCAAAGATAGTGGGTAAGAGCAGGCAAAGTGTGTCTGCTTTTTTAAATACAAAAAATATTTTAGCTGAAAAAGAAAAAAGAAAGGCTACATCAAAGATAAAACAACGAGAAAGTAATAAGGCTAATATGAGAAAGGTGAGAAGAAATATTGACAGCGCTTTTGTAGAAAGTGCATTAATAAAAAGACAGCATATAATTGATGTAAATGTATTGTCAAGAGAAAGGCATTTTTCTGATGTTTAATCTGTCTTTACCATATCTTTAATAAGTCAAAATATAAAATTTAGGAGGAACAAGGTGAATATTGAGCAGATAGGTATGCTGGTAATAACTTCCATTATTGGTATAGCGACATACTATTTTAAGAAGAATTCGGACAGGCTTGACAGGGAAGATGATCATTTGCATAACAAAATAGAAAATCTACAAAAAGAATTGTCTGATCACAAGATAGAAGTTGAGCGAAACTTTGTGTCTAAAGATGAGTTTATAAGATCTATATCAAATTTCGACAAGAAACTTGATAAAATTTATGATGAAATTTTAAAATCTGCAAATAACTAAAGGAGCAATAGATGATATCTAAAGAAACATTACTTAATAAAAAATATCGTGGAGAGGTGATGAGGGTGCTGGCACTGTTCTACCCTACTCCAATTACTGTAAAACAAGTCAGGCTTGCACTGCTTGAATACGGTATAACAAACGGAGCTGATACATCCAAGCATTTACAGTATCTTCTTGATAAAAACTATATCATGGTAGATAAAGAATTTTCTGAAGATTTCAAAGAAGAACATGTGTTAAGACTAAGCCCTACCGGAATAGATTTAATAGAAGGTACTATAGAAGATGACGCTATATATCTGTAGTATGTAAAGGATGATATTATGGATAAAGAATATAAAAAGTACAGAAAGTACAATAAGATAGTATCTTTACCTGATGAAATTAAAAAAGAACTTGATATAATGCTATCAGACACAGCCAACACATATATGGACATATCTGAATGGCTAAAAGATAGAGGCTTTGACATAAGCAAGAGTACAGTAGGAAGATATGCTCTTGAAACGCATAAACTATCAACTAAACTGCTTGAGGCAAGGACACAGGTCAATGAACTTGTCAGGCTTGCAAAAGAAGATAAGGACAGTGAAAATATAACTGAAGGCGCTATGCAAATAGCGGCAGTAAAGTTGACAGAGAAGATAGCATATCTTGAAGAGGAAATAGAAAGTATGGATGCATCTGATGCCATAAAGTTGATAACTTCCATATCAAGGACTAAGGCATATAAGGATAAGATATATGCAAAATTGAAGTCGGAGTATGAAGAAGCTTATAAAAACTTTAAAAATGCAATTAGTGAAGAGCTTAAAAACCATCCTGATTTACTTGAAAGGTTGATAAAGATAACAGATAATACTGTAGCTAAGTTATAAAAAATATTAATTAAAGCTGATATTTCAATAGTTGCAAGATAGTAAAAAAGATAATTGAATAATTATTGTTTTGAGTAAAAGTATAAAATTGATTTTATGGCTATTAAAATCAATTCTAAGCAACTTTATATTTGATTAATACAAATTTACCAAGAAAAATTTTTAAAGTTTTTTAAAGTGGGTTTAAAGCGAATTAAAGATAGATTAAATTTGGATAAAGATAAAAAAGAGTGTGAGGTGAGAAAAATTGGATCTGATAAGTGAGATAGTAGGTAAAAAAAATCTTAGTGAAGATGAAAAGATAAGATTTGATAAACTTGAGCTTGGAAGAAACAATTTTTGGGAGTATGCAAAACTTATAGATCCAAAGTTTTTCAAAGAAAAAAGACAGTATTTAAAAACAATTGCAAATGCCTTACAGTTATTTTATGAGAGAAAGCTTATAAATCCTGATACACAAAAGGCATATAGATTTTTCATACTTAATCTTCCGCCCGGAGCAGGAAAATCATATACTATAGCAATGTTCATAACATGGGCATATGGAAAAGACATATACAACAAGGTAGTATCAATATCATATAATCAAATTCTTTCAAGCCGGTTTTCAAAGTCAGTGAGAGGAAAGATTGAAGATAGGTCTGAAAAAGGTAATTTAAATGATTTTTCTGTTATTGATTTTTTCCCTCTTGTCAAAATAAAGTATGGAGACTCAGCAACAAATGTCTGGGCGTTAGAAAAAAGTGATATGTCCTACCTTGCATCTTCATTTGACGGTACTCTTACAGGGATGAGGGGCAATATAGGGGTTATAGATGATCCAATTAAGTCAGCTGCTGAAGCTGTAAATGAAAGAATAAAAGAAAGTCACTGGGATTTCTATAAAAATACTTTTAAATCTAGGATGCTTGACGGTGCTATTGAAATAATAGTACAAACAAGATGGGCAACGGATGACTTGGCAGGTAAATTATTATCAGAGAAAAAAGAACAATGCTATGAGCTTTGTATAAAGGCTCTGGATGAAGATGGAAATAGTTTTTGTGAAGACTTATACTCTACAGATGATTTAATTGAGAAAAAAGCTACATTGGACGAAGAAATATGGCTTGCAAACTATATGCAACAGCCAATAGACAAGACAGGTGCATTATATGGAACATTTAAAACTTATGATGTTTATGATGAAGACAGCGTGAAAAGGAAGATTGCATATACTGACACAGCTGATGAAGGCTCAGACTATTTATGCAGTATATGTGCAGATGAAATAGATGGATATGCGTATATAACAGATATTTACTATACCCAAGATCCAATGGAAGTTACTGAAAAAGAAGTAGCAAGAAGATATACTGTTTACGGAACAAGAGAGGCTTTGATAGAAAGTAACAACGGTGGTCGAGGGTTTGCAAGGAATGTGATAAATTTTCTAAAATCACTTTTTAAAAACAAAAAGTGCATAGTTACTTGGTTTCATCAAAGCAAGAATAAAAAGACAAGAATAATAGTAAACTCATCAAATGTCATGGAACAGGTAATAATGCCTGAAGGCTGGGAGAAAAAATATCCTGAATTTGCAACTACTATAAAGAAATATCAAAGAAAAGGTAAAAATGAACACGATGACGCAGAAGATGCTCTTTCAGGTCTTGTGGAATTTATCAATGGTGATGTAAAGGGCAAGAAGAAAATGAAATTACTTAGCAAGAAATTGCTTGGATTATAGGGGGTGATGTATTGATAAAGCTATCAGAGTTTGAAGTAAACAGCAAGAACATAGCTAAAATAATAGCAAAATTTAAAAACAGTGAACTTGATCGTCTCAATACATTACACGACTACTATAATGCAAACAATGATATATTAAAAAAATCAAGTAACAACAGTAAAGTAAATAACAAGCTTGCATCTGCTTATGCAAAATATGTAGTAAAACTACAAACAGGCTATTTCATGGGTGTTCCTGTCAAGTCGAAGTCATCAGATGAGGAGTATCTTGAAGAATACAAAAAAATACTTGATGACAACTTTTATACTGATGTAAATTTTGAATTGGCTAAGTCTGCTGCAATATTTGGCTATGCTTGTGAGTTGATTTATCAAAATGAAGATGCAATAACAAAGTTTAAGAAACTTGATCCACGTGAGACTATACTTGTATTCAGTACAAGTATGAGAGAGTTTTTGCTTTGTGGAATCAGATATTACAAGACTACAGACTTGGACAATAATGTAACTGAAATAGCTGAAGTATATACTAAAGATGGTATACAGTATTTTTCAAAAAATAAAAATCAAAATGAATTTGTTGAAGATATTGATAAAATGCAGCTTAATAAGTTTGATGATATTCCAATTATTGTGTACAAAAACAATGACGAGATGAAATCAGATTTTGAAGATATATTATCTCTTAATGATGCTTATGACACTTCACAGTCCAACACTGCTAACGATGTTGACTATTTCAACGACGCATATATGGTGATAAGCGGAAATAACGGTATTGAAGATGACGAAGAAGATGAAAACGGAAATGGCAAAACTTCAACTGCTGAGAAGATGAAGAAAAATAGAATGCTATTTTTTCCGGACGGTGGAGATGCAAAGTTTTTAATTAAAGAAATCAATGACTCAGCTACAGAAAACTATAAGAAAAGGCTGAATAATGATATACACAAGTTTTCAATGACTCCTGATTTGGCAGATGAAAAATTTGCCGGAAATCTTTCAGGTATAGCTATAAAGTTCAAAACTATTCCACTGGAAGAAAATGCGACTGAAAAAGAAAACAAGTTTAGGGTTGGTCTTAGAAAAAGATGTGAACTAATCACATATATGCTGAACACTAAGAAAAATAAGGATTATAACTATCTTGATATAACTGAAGAGTTTACAAGGAACTTGCCTGTCAATGAAATGGAAATAACAAATATGATATTGTCATTATCAAATGTTGTATCAAGACGAACATTGTTAGAGTTGTTGCCACAGATAAACAATGTGGATGAAGAGTTAAAAAGATTGGAAGAAGAAAAAGACGAGTATGATCAAAGAGATTTTGAGATTAATAAAGATTATACGCAATCCCCCTAAAATATTATAAAAGCACTTGATGTAAGTCAGGTGCTTTTATAATGCAACAATATAGGAGTAATAAGATGTGAATACCAAAGAATATTTTGAAAAAAGAGCTTTAGCGACAGAAAAACATAGCAAAGACAGAGGCGAGAAATATCTTGAAGAACTTAAAAAATCTTATGAAGAAATTGAAAAACTAATACAAAATGATATAGACGCTTGGCATAAAAAGTATGCTGATAATGATGAAAGCATAAGCAATATTAATGCAAGAAAGCCGTTGAAACATGAAGAATTAAAAGAGTATTTGGAAAATATCAAGAATAAGATTGAAAACAGTAATTTAAGTGATGATGACAAGGCTACACTAAAGCAAGGCTATCTATCTTCAAAGCTGAACAGACTTGAGAGCTTGCTCAAGCAGACAGAATTAAACCTAAAGATATTGACAAAAGACTATGAAAATTCATCAAAAGAACATTTAGCAGAAAACTATAAACAATCTTACAGTGAAGCTGCACATAGCTTATATGCCTGCCCTACTGTCAATTTTGACCTTACTTTTGATAGATTTGACAATAGAGCTATCGAGAATATAGTAAATGCAAAGTGGAGTAATAAGGACTTCTCTGAACGAATATGGGGACATTATTCCAATATGGCAAGTGATCTGCAAGGAATATTAAATGTCGGAATTGCTCTTGGTTACTCTGTAGACAAGATGAGTAGACAGGTAAGAGACAGGATGGATGTCAACTTTTCAAATGCAAAAAGACTGATACGGACTGAGTCTAACTATATTTTGTCCGAAGCTACACAACAGCTATACAAGGATGTAGGTCTTGAAAAATATCAATTTTTAGCGACGCTTGATTTTAGAACAAGCGAAATATGTCAAAGTCTTGATGGTAAAGTTTTTGAAGTAAATAAAAGACAAATAGGAGTAAATTGCAATCCAATGCATCCTAATTGTCGTTCAACTACTATACCATATCTGGAAGAGTATCAAGACGAAGGTGATACAAGGCTTGCAAGAGATATGGACGGTAAGAACTACAAGGTGCCTGCAAATATGAACTACAAGGCTTGGTATGAGTCTATGAGCAGAGAAAAACAAGATATTAAATCAAATGATGAGACTGGAAAAGTTTTAAATATACATGATATAAAAAATGCAACATTAAGAAAATCTTTTGAAAATTTAGAAGATATCTTAAGTCGTAAGAGTTCAAACAGCCTTCATGCTACGAAGATGAGTATGTATTTAGAATATACAGAGTATGAAGAAGATACAAGTTTAAATGTGCCTTTTGCTTATTTCATAAATCAAGATAAGATAAAATATAATACTAAACATCCGAACTTCTATAGATATGACTTTATAGAAGCTCAGATACATGAAATGTCTCATAGAATGGATATGCTTGAATACAAATCGTATGAGAATACAAAGTTTCTAAAAGCTATAAAAAATAGCAAAAAAATATATCAAAAAAATGAAGAAAAAATAAAAAAATGGTTTGATGAAAAAAATGGATTGTATTCTAAAGAAGGATCTGTATCAGATATAATAAGTGCTCTGACAAAAGGAAAGGCAAATTCATATCTTTTGTTAGGACATGAAGAAAAATATTGGAAAGATGCAAGGAATGTGCCACTTGAAATATTTGCTAATTTAAGTTATATTGATATTATAGACAAAGAAAAACACACAGAATTTAAATCAGTCTTCAATGAGTTAATTGAAGCGTATTTGGAGGTAGTATCATGAGTGCATTTTATCATCCAATATTAGAAAGTGAAGAATTTAAAGCAATCAGAAAAGAATGGTTAGAAAAGCAATTAGGTGACTGGATGCCGTTTAATAATGACGAATATTCCGGAGCTGATGATTATATGCAAAAATTAAAATCAAAGTTTGAAAAACTGAAAAAAGAAAAAGGGATATCTTAAAAAGTAACTATAGAAAGATTTAAAAATGTGATTTAAAGGCACTTTAAACTAAGTTTAGAGTGTCTTTTCTAATGCAATAAAATATAAATTTGTTAAGTGAGCATCTGCCATAGTGGCGGGTGCTTTTATAATACAAAAATTTTAGATAAGGAGAAATAAAAGATGAATTTCAGAAAACTTAATCTACAGTTATTTGCAGCGGATAACGGAGCAGGTGGTAATTCGCAAGGTGCAGATACATCTGCAAATACAGTGCAAAATAGCAATGATGGAGATAATCAAAACAGTAATGTAGATGGTAACACAAAAACATATACTGAAGATGATATCGCAAAGTTGAAAGAAGACTGGGCTAAGGAGCAGGAAAGCAGCTATCAAACTAAACTCAAAGAAGATATAACAAAGGCAATTGAGGAAGAAAAAAGACTGTCTAATCTTAGCAAAGACGAAAAAGATGCTGAAGAAAAGCAAAAATTGTTAAGTAGAATAGAAAGTCTTGAAAAGGAGAAAGAGCTTGGAATTCTTAAAGAAAAAGCTTTAAATGCACTTTCTGAGCAAAAGCTGCCTAACTCATTTTTGAACTTTGTCATTGGTGTAGATGAAAAAGCTACTTTTGATAATATTTCAGCTATAAAGTCAGAATTTGACTCAGCTGTACAAGCACAGGTAGAAGAAAGACTAAAAGGTAAGACGCCAAACATCAGCAATACAGGTGGCAAAAGTGATGATATTGCTACACAATTTGCTAATGCTTTAAGAGGTAAGTTTTAATATTTTTTAGATGTAAAGGAGAGATAACATGGCTATAAACACTTTGGAATATTCAAAAATTTTTCAACAACAACTAGATCAACAAATAATAGAAGGTGCAACATCAGGCTGGATGGAAGATAATGCAGGACAGGCAAAATACTCAGGTGGGAATGAAGTAAAGATTCCGACTATATCTACTCAAGGTCTTGGTGACTATGACAGAGATGAAGGGTTTGTAAGAGGGGCTGTTACGCTTAGTTATGAAACTTACAAGATGACTCAAGATAGAGGCAGAACATTTTCTTTGGATGCAATGGATGTAGATGAATCAAATTTTGTGGTTAATGCAGGTAGTGTCATGGGAGTGTTTCAAGATGAGCATGTAATACCTGAGATTGACAGTTACAGATACTCAAAAATATTTGCCATTTCAAAGGCAGGTGGAAAAGTAACAGAAGGTTATACACCAGTAAAGGCTACAATACTTGAAAAACTTAAGGCTGATATACAAGCAATAAGAAATAAAGTATCACGTGGTGTGGAACTTGTGATTACAATGTCTCCTATTACAGTAGGTATCTTATCTGATGCTCTTGAAAACAGCAGAAGAATAGATATAGCAAACTTCAAACAAGGTTCGATAAACCTTACAGTTAAGGTATTTGATGGATTGCCAATAATAGAAGTACCAAGTGATAGGCTTAAGACACTGTACAAAAAACAAGATGGTAAAACTGTAGGACAAGAAGCAGGTGGCTTAGTTGCTGATACCAATGCTAAGGATATAAACTGGATAATAACTCCAAAGAAAGCTCCAATAGCAGTATCAAAAACAGATTTTACAAAGATATTTACGCCACAGGAAAACCAGCAAGCTAACGCATGGAAAATGAATTATAGAAAGTATCATGAGATTTGGATACCTAAACAAAGATTACCGCTTATAAGAGCTTGTTCAAACTAAGATAAAGAGAGGTGTAACAATAAATGCATAAACTTCAATATTTAAATATAATAATAGAAACAGATGATGAAATGAGAAAAAACGAGCTTATGTCTATTGGCTATGAGCTTGTTGATGAAGCCGAAAACAGTAATATATCTAATGATGAAAAAGTATCTCAAACTGATGATTCAATAAATGAAACATCAGAAAATGAAATATCTAAAGATGCTGATACATCTGAAGAACAATCTGAAGATAATACTGATGAAACATCTGAAGAAGAAAATAAAGCCGGGAAAAAATCCGGTAAGGCTAAAAAGTAGGTGCTTATATGGCATCTACTTTTATTAATAAAGATGAGATATTAAGAAAAATTAAGCTATTGCTGAATATAAAATCAGATATTAATGACAACAAGTTAAAATATCTTATTGACCTTATCATAGATGAAGTCGGCATATACACTAATATAAGTAATAGTAAGTTGCCTGCAAGACTTGAAAATATCATTGTTGATATATGTACAAAGTATCTAAAAGTAAATAATTTTGGCATTGAAACTATAGATACAGCAGACACAAAGAGTATTAAGCGTGGCGATACAACTATTGAATTTAACACGTCTAATATACTTTCAACTATGAAGAGTGTTGGATATATTGAGCAGGAAATAAGGTTGCTCAATAATTTTCGCCGGGTGAAAATGAGGTGATGATATGAATGAAAGGTTGATACTATCAAAGATGTATTTTGATGTTGCTGACATATACAGAATAAGCCAGGTAGAGGATAATGACGGCTTAATGAAGCAGAGTCGTCAAAAGGTCTATGAAGATATCAAATGCTCACTTTCGCAAAAAAACATATCATCACTAAATCAAGACACTAATACAAACGCATTGACTATGAAACATATGCTTTTTGTATCTGATGAGATAGATATAAAGCCTGCTGATATTATCCACATAAAAAATAAAAATGAGTATTTTAAAGCAGGAGAGTGCTTTGTATATCCTGCATCACATAGTGAAATACTACTTACTCAAAGTGAGAAGGTGAGTATATGAGCGTTGATTATTCTCAATTTATTGCATTTAGAGATAAATTTGAAAGACTTAGTAATGAATTTGAAACTTTTTTGAAACAATTTTTAATAAAACAAGCCTTAGATGTGCTTGCAAAAACTAAGAGAAACTCACCAGTCGATACCGGACTTCTAAGAAACTCGTGGACTATAGGAGAAGTAGTTAGGGATGGAGATGTATTAAAGGTCACAATATCAAATCCGGTAGAATATGCAAAATATGTCGAGTACGGGCATATAGACAGAAGTCATTCGAAATGGATAAACGGGCAGTTTATGTGTTCTTTATCTATCATTGATGTGAAAAAGAAGATGCCACAAAGGTTTCAAAGAGAATTCGAAACCTGGTTTGCAAGTTTTAATATGTAGGAGGTGCATATGCTTGAAATAGACAGACTGTTATCGAACATATTAAAACAAAATTTCAAAGATGTGAGCATCTACAATGAACGTGCTGAAAATATTAAAAGTCCTGCATTTGTTATTAATATAATACAGAACAGTTTTGATAAAAAAGTTGGCAATCTGTATCAAAACGAAGTCCATTATCAAGTTGTATATATTGAAAAAGAAGATAAACAGTATACTACAGACTATGAAACATATCAAAACATAGCATTTAAGTTGTATGATATCCTTGAACTGATAGAAGTCAAAGGCAAAAAGTTCAAAGGATATGATATGAACTATAGAGTTCAAGATAATACTTTAATGTTTTTTGTATCGTTCAAAGTTAGATATTACAGAGATAACAAGCAAGAACTAATGCAAAAACTTAAATTACAAGAAAATAAGAAAGGAGATTGATATGGCAGGAGGCAAATTTTTAACATATAATAAAGCACTTCCAGGTGCATATATAAACTTCAAAAGTGTGCCTGCTCCGGCATCAATAGTCGGCTCAAGAGGTATAGCGACAATGCCACTACCCCTATCATGGGGAGAACAAGGCAAGGTTATAAAGCTACTGTCTACAGACCTTGAGGACGGCAAGTCACTGGCAAAGGTAGGAGTAACTGCATTTGATGACGAAGCAAAGCTGATGAGGGAATGTCTAAAACACTGCTATAAGCTCTATGTGTATAGAATTGACACAGGCGGAGCAAAGGCAAAAAAGCTCGAAGGAGCTTTGACCATAACAGCAAAATGTCCAGGAGTTTTCGGAAATGAAATAAAAATAGTTACAGAGAAAAACAAAGACAATGTAAACATTGATGTAAACACGTACTTCAAGACAAAGCTTGTAGATAAGCAGACAGTTGCCAATATAAGTGAACTCAAGTCAAATGCTTTTGTTGAATTTGAGGGTACAGGAGCAGTACCTATTCATGCCGGAATTATACTTGAAGGCGGAACAGACGGCACAGTCAAGACAAATAACTATACTGATTATTTGGCTGCTATGAGAGAATATCAGTTCAACACCATGGGAATTCCAAGTGATGATACGAAACTTCCAAGCGTTGTAAAATCCTACGTGCAAAATGAAAGAGATAATGCCGGAAAGAAGATACAGGCTGTAGTATATAACTACAACTCAGCTAACTTTGAAGGTATAATCTCTGTAAAGCAAGGATATAAGACAAAAATTGAAGAGATAAAACCGCATGAGTTCGTTGCAACAGTTACAGGCATGACAGCCGGAGCGGAGATAAATCAATCCAACTGTTTTAAAATCATTGAAGCTGCAACAGAAATAATAAATTTCATTGCAGAAGATGACTTAGTTCAAGAAATCAAAAGTGGTTGGTTCTTGCTTACAAAGCGTATGGATGGTGAAATAATAGTCCTTGATGACTTAAATACCTTTACTGACTATTCATCTGAAAAAGATGATGACTTTGGAAATAATAGAGTAATAAGAGTATTTGATGAGATAGGAAATACCACACGTCTTATATGGGAAAAATACTTTGTAGGTAAGGAAAACAACGACAAGCAAGGCAGAGATGTATTTAAATTGCAACTACTCAAGAATTTTTACGAACTGCAAAATATCAGAGCTATTCAAAACTTCTCAGCAGATGACGTCATAGTCACTATGGGACAGAAAAAAGATGAGGTAAAGGTAGATGTATATATTCAGCCTACCGACTCTATGAAGAAGCTCTATATGACAGTATTTGAAAGATAGAATATGAATTACAAGAAATATAAATTAAAGAGTCTATAAATACAGTTTAATCAGTATTTAAAGACTCTTTTCTAATGCAAAAAAAACAGGAGGGAGAAATGGGAGAGTATTTAAGATCCGAGGACTTCGTAAACGGCAAAGACGGACAAATTCAACTTGTTGTCGATGGCGAGATAATTACGTTATACGGTTCGCAAAAATTCAAGGCATCAAGCACGCCTGAAACGTCTGAACGTGGTCAAATTGGGACAAGAAATAAACAAAGTAAAATCAAGGGCTTTAAAAATAAAATCTCAATAACTGCAGATTATTGGTTTGTCCAAGTAATGACAGATATCTTGAAAAAATACAAGAAAACAGGCGTATTCCCTAAAGTTGATTGTCAATGTGTCAATAATGACAAAGGTACATCACTTGGCATTATGTCCAAAGTATATTTTGACCTTGTTCCAGACGGAGACATCACATTACAGGAACTTGATGAGTCTAAGGATGAAGGTCTTACTACAGATGTTACATTTACATTTAGAGACTGGGATGAACTTAATGGATTCAAGAGACCGTCAAACATTGGAAGAGATTAAAGGAGAAAAACATGGAAGAGATAAGAGATACTGAAGTAATTGAAAAAGAAGAACTACAAGGCGAAAATGTAATGACGCTTGAAGATTTCTTGGCTACACATACAGTTGAAAATCTTACTGAAGAGATTGTATTAAATGAAAGATTGAAAGATTTTAAATTTACAATAGGCTCTATGACAAAAGATGAGCTTGAAAAGTATCAAAAGTTATGTGTCATAAGGGACAAAAAAGGAAACGTGCTAAAGCAGGACTCAATGAAATTTTCCGAGCTTGTGATAATTAATCATTTGATATATCCGAATTTCAAATCTGCCGAGTTTTTACAAAAGTTGGGAGTAAATACACCATCTCAAGGTCTTTCAAAAGTGCTTAAAGTCGGTGAAATAACTGCACTTTCAGACAGAATAATGAAGTTTAACGGATTTGATGAGGACTTTGAAGATATAAGAGCTAAGGCAAAAAACTAATAAAGCAAAGAGATTACTCAACATCTATCTATAGAGGAGTAATTGCCAATTATGGCTTTATACGACCAAGAGAGTTTTTAAAGATGGATGAAAAAGAGATCGCTTTGCTTGAAGCAATTTTAGTTGATACACAAAAAGAAATGGAGAAACTGAAAAAATAGGATGGTGTAAGGAATGGTTAATACTACATTAGGTTTAAATGATAATATGACAAAGATGCTTAGAGGCATAGTCAAAACTCTTGATACTGTCATAACAGCCTTACATCGCCTTGATAATGTATCTGCATCTTCCGGCTCAAATACTCTTTCACTGATGAGACAAGAACTAATATCTGCACAAGTTGACATAGCTGAATTAGATACACTATTGGACAATCTTGGAGCAAATGCTCCTCCTGATCCTTTCCACTCTTGGAAAGGGAGTTTAATGTCGTTAAATGCAGGTATACAGCTACTCTCAATGGCAATAAGGCAAATAGGCAATATTGCAAACATGGCTGATGAATATACGTCGATAAATTCAAGATTAGGACTTATAAACGACGGACTACAGACACAGCATGACTTGCAAAACAAAATTCTTGAGTCAGCAAATAGAACGAGATCATCGTATAAGGCTACTGCAGACCTTATTTTCAAAATAGGTCAGACTGGAGCTATAAAGGAAAATGACAATCAAATTGCATTTGCTGAAAAAGTAAATAAGATGCTAAAGCTGGGTGGCGGTACAGCAACTATGAACGAGTCGGCAATGCTGCAACTGTCTCAGTCACTATCATCTGGAGTAATGCAAGGTGACGAGTTTAAGTCATTGATGGAAAATGCACCTGCTTTAATGCAAAATATTGAGAAGGGAATGGGTGTAAGCAAAGGCGAACTCAAAAAACTTGCTTCTGACGGTAAGCTAACCACTGAAACCATCATAAATGCTATAAACAAGATGGGTGGCTCAATAGACGAGCAATTCAATAAACTGCCGAGGACGTTTGGCGAAAACAAGGTAGTTTTTGAAAATATGGTCGGTACTTGGCTGGCAAGACTTTCGTCTACTGAGGGAGCGTTAGGACAGTTAAATCAAAGATTTACAGACTTTGTAAACTTCCTATCATCACCTCAAGGAGTAGAGTTTTTAGACAATATAGGTATGGCTCTTGGTATAATAACTGGATTTATACTTTTTATTTTTGACTCTATAGGCTATGGTATAGGTGTAATCAACGACTTTGGTGGAGTATTTGAGGGAGTTTTTGCTGGAGTAATAGTAGCCAGTTTATTAATAGTTATACCTATGCTATGGTCTATGATTCCACCGATTTTAGCACAGGCAATGGCTTGGATGGTGGCTCATGCTCCAATATTACTGACAGCCTTAGCAGTTGGTGTACTTGTAGGAGTTATAAGGCATTTCGGCATTACATCTCAGCAAGTTGTTGGATTTGTAGGCGGTCTATTTGGTGGTCTAATAGGATTCTTAGTCAATATTTTCTTATTTTTCTATAACTTTATAGGGCAAGTGGCAACATTCTTACACAATGTATTTCACGATCCTGTTTTTGCTATAAAAAATCTTTTCTACGGCATGATTACAAATGTTATGGGATTTTTCCAAGGTCTCATAAACGGAATAATTGATGGTCTTAACGTTGTAATTAGAGCTGCAAGAGCAGTAGGAGCAAGTGTAGAAGAACTGCAACATATAGATTTTGTTTCAAAAATAAAAGCACCTACTTCAAACAACAAAAATGTAAGGACTTGGGAAAACAAATATGTAGATGTTGGAGAATTTTCGCAAAAAGGCTCAAAATTTGCACTGGACAAGCTGGATAACCTAAGTAATGCACTTGGAAAGTTTAATATAAGCGGTGGCGGTGGAGTGCCTTCTGTCGGCTCTGCTGCAGCAATGGGTGAAGGTAAAAATATAGGCGATGTGGGAAAAGTCGGAAAAGTCGGCTCTATAGAAAAAGATGTGAAGATATCTGACGAAGACATCAAAATGTTGTACCAAATGGCAGTTGGTGACAGGGTAAATCAGATAAATCTGACAGTTGAAACCAAAGCACCAAAAATTGTCAATAACAACAACATAAGTCGTGATGTCGATATGGACAATGTCTATGAGAAGATAGCTACAGCATTGTCAAATGAAGCTAATATTTCAGTAAAGGAAAACTATTAAAGGAAAATGCTATGTATGAAATCTATATAGGGAGCTTAAAGCTCCCCTTACTTCCTGAATCTTTAAAAGAAGATATCAAGCGTGAAAACAAGCATTACACAATACTTGCTCTTGGAGAAGTAATAAAGCCGGGTAGAGCAAAACTAAGGACATGGACTATAAAAAGTACATTTTATCATGAAGATATTGATGTAACGAAGGCAAGAGATTATCTTACTTCACTTGTGAATTCAGAAAAACTGTCTATAAAGCCGGTTAGATTTATTGTTAATCGCTATAAAGACGACGGAACGCTTACATTTGATACTAACTGTCTTGTTTTGATAGATAGTATCAGCTTTGAAGATAAGGCAGGAGAAGTCGGAGATCTTAACTATGAAATCAAGTTAGTAGAATACAAAGAATTTGGTGGGAAGAAGCTGAAATGAGAATAAGAGTGCTTGTTATAAACAGAAAAAAGAACGTATACGACATAAGCAACGCTATAAGCTCAAGCATAAAATACACAACGGTTAGGACAGGCTCAGCGTCTACTGTAAGTTTTGACGTATTAAAAAGTGGCGAGATGTCATTTCACGAAGGCGACATGGTCAAGATATTTGTAGATAAGAAGTTATACATTGTCTGCTACATCTTTGCTAAGTCGAAAAAAGAAGATGTAATTTCTCTTACTTGCTATGACCTTCTTAGATATATGCAATATAAGCAAAGCTATAACTTTAGTAAAAAGACTGCTACACAAATAATAAAGCAGGTAGCAAATGAATTTAAAATCAAGATTGGGAATATAGTTGATACAGGCTATATACTGCCTGACAAGATTTATGAAGATAAGACCTTGCTTGATATTGTAACAGATGCACTGATGAAGACCACAGTAAAAACTAAGAAAGTATATACGTTATACGATGATGCTGGAAAACTCACGCTAAAAGAAAGTAGTGACATGACAAGTAATTATGTACTTGGTAACAAATCACTTGCAACTACTTATACCTACAAGACAAGCATTGAGGAATCTTATAACTATGTGAAGTTGGTAAAACCAAATAAGAAGTCCGGTAAAGGCGAAACATACATAGCCTTTGACGGCGAAAAGGTAAAAAAATGGGGACATCTACAGTTTTACAAAAAAGTAGATGAAAACTTAAACGATGCACAAATAAGAGAGATGGCAAAAAACTATCTCAAATACTATGCACGAACTAAAAGAACACTGAAATTAGATTGCCTTGGAGTAAAAGAGATACGAGCCGGCTCAGTTGTGCTTATTGATATACCTGCTCTTGGTGATATAGATTTGAAGAAATTATTGCTTATTGAAAAATGCACACATACCTTGAGTGAAACTCAACATACAATGAGTCTGGAGATGAATGTAATCAATGATTGAAATAATTAGAAATATTATAGACGAACAGATGACATCATTTGGTTTGACGGACCTTGCAATAGGTACAGTAGTCTCAATAAGTCCTTTGAAAATAAAGCTTACAGACAGAATTACACTGAATGAAAATCAGATATTACTAACCGAATTTGTCCTTGAAAAGTCACTTAAACTTATTCATAAGCACGGTGTGGAAGATGTGAAAATCAGTAAATATACACATTCCCACAAAGTCGAAGGTGCAACTCAAAAAGAAAAAGAACATAATCATAAGATTGACCTAAACACCGAGACAGACACGCACTCACATAAGGCTGAGATAACTATAAAAGACAATCTTGGAGCAAAAATAATCATCCAAGAAGGGCTGAAAAAAGGTGATAAGGTGATAATGCTGAAGACTGAACAAGGTCAAAAATATCTAGTTTTATCAAAGGTTAGAGATAAAAAAGCGGTAATTATTGATTGCATAAGTGGTTCGTGGGATTGGAGTTGATAAGATGGAGTTACTACCTACATTTGACGCATATGCAGATGATGAGCTGATAGCAGATACATCCGGCAATATAGTCCATATGATTAAAGATACATCTTCTTTATATGGGACTGTAGACGATATAAATGCGGTTAAACAGGCTTGTTTTTGTATACTTGCAACGGAACAAGACATACACAAAATATATGATAAAAGCTACGGGCTACAGACATTTGACCTTATCGGCAAGGACTATTCATATATTGCCTCAGAACTCAAGAGAAGAATAAGAGAAGCACTGATGCAAGATGATAGGATAAATGATGTCAGAGACTTTGTAATTGAAAGAGTAAAAAAAGACGGTATTCACTTGTCTTTTGTAGTTGAATGTCAGTATGGTGACATCTCAATGGATAAGACGGTAAAAGTGGTAGAGGGGGATAGCTGATGACCTATGAGAAAATATTAGACGACGCATTAAAGCGTGTGGACAACAAATACTCTAAAAGGGAGGACAGTCCAATATTTAACGGCATAGCTCCTGCCTGCTACGAGATAAGCAAAGTTTATGAGATCATGGAAGAACATTTAAAACAAAGCTTTGGAATGACTGCGAACGGGGTTTATCTCAATAATCTTGTAAAAGAAGTTGGACTTGAGAGATTTGAAGCAACTTATGCAATAAAAAAAGCTGAGTTTAAAGATGAAGATGATAGATTAACGGATATAGATTTGAACCTTAGATTTGCAAAAGATGAATACTCTTTTGTAGTTATCAAGAAGATTGAAAAAGGTATATTTTATCTTAAATGTGAACAGTCAGGATCTGCTCCAAACGAAATTATGGGTGATATACTTCCTATCGACAATGTAAGCATTGCAAGTGCTAAGATAGTAGCAAATGTAGAGCTTGGCACAGATATAGAAGATGATGAACATTTAAGACTTAGATATCTTCAAAAAGTACGTGAACCAGCCACTTCCGGAAATATCTATCACTATCGACTATGGGCAATGGAAGTTGAAAATATCAGTGCAGCAAAGATATTCCCACTTTGGAACGGCAACGGCACAGTAAAAGTGATGATAGTAAATTCTGATATGAAATCTGCAGATACACTACTTATAAACAAGGTGAAAAATCATATTGAAGATGTACGACCGATTGGAGCGACTGTAACTGTAGTAACATCATCAGCAAAAGATATTACAATTACTGCAAAAATCAGAACTTCACTTAATGCAAATATGGAACTTACAAAGCTTGATTTTAAGTCTAAGATTGAAAAATATATCAAAGACATTACAAAAGAGTATTTTTCAAATATTAGAGCAAATTCGTACTTTATATCACTTGCCCAAGTTGGCAAGCATCTACTTGAAAGTAAAGACGTTATTGACTATGCGGAGCTGAAATTAAATAGTGTAACAGCAAATATAGAGCTTTCCGCCGAACAAATTGCTAATATCACATCTATAATGCTTGAGGTGATGTGATGATTATAGACAATATTGATATGAATTTATGCGAAAGAGTCGAACTTATCAATTATCTTCCGCTTTTTTATAGAAAAATAGAGCAGATGAAAGCTATTCAAAACACATTATCTACAGAAGTGTCAAAGATGAGATGCGTTGAAAAAGACGTGTTTTTACAAGGTTTTGTTGAGACTGCCACATGGGGACTAAAATTCTTCGAAGAGGAACTTGGACTACCTATAGAGCCTAATCTTTCTTATGAACAAAGAAGAGAGATGATAAAGGCAAAGCTAAGAGGTACCGGGACTACTACTATAAAGCTTATACAAAATGTAGCAAGTGCATATAGCAACGGCGAAGTTGAAGTCATAGAACATAACGAACAGTATTTCTTTGAAATAAAGTTTGTTGGAACAAGAGGAATACCTGCTAATATGGTGGGGTTAAAGAGTATTTTAGAAGAAATTAAGCCTGCACATCTTGGCATTAACTATGTCTTTACTTTTGCTACATGGGGCGAAGTAAAGAAAAAGACTTGGGGTGAAATTAAAAAGCTAACTTGGGACGGTGTAAGACACCTGCCAATGAATTAGAGGTGATTATATGCAAGAAACAAGGAATTATAAACTCAAAAAGCCTGAGTATAACGAATATGCAGATGTCATGGACATAAACCATAATATGGATGTTGTAGATCAGATATTAAAAGGCTTAGACGAAAGATTAAAAAAAGTCCTCACTAAAGAACAAACTGATTCTTTTTATGCAAAAATAGCACACAGACATAATGTTAATGATATAGATAATCTTATATCAACAATACAAACTACAAAAGTAAATAATGCAATACAAGCTGACAATTCAGATAAGTTAAGAAATATGAATTTTATTTGGTCAGGACAGGCAGGACAACCACCATGGTTATGGGGTGGAGCAGATGGAAAGAATATGTATGTGTATAATCCTTCTAATTTTTCAGTTGCAAATTCAAATAGCGTACAAGGTTTTCAATTTAGAAATAATAACGGCATTTTAGAAGTGCTGATAAATGGAGTGTGGATGAGCGTGGGTGGCAGACAGTATACTGTTATTAGAAGCGGTAGTCTTAGAAGAGATGGAAATAAATCCTTTAGTTATAGCGGTGGTAGTGGGATACTGAGATCATTAGTTTTTGCATACGATGAAGGGGGGGTTATAATTATTGACGGAATATCCTGTGCTATTAGCGATTTACAAATACCAAGTGGTGATTCACAGATACCTATAATAACAAATATAGAGTTTAAAAATTCAATAACAATTAATTGTAGTAACACTTACATTAGATTTGTTATTCAAACTGAAAAATAGAAGGAGACAATATAGTGAAATATTTAATTCGAGAAAATAAAAATGGACAGTTAGTTGATTTTACTACAGCAATTGAAGAATATATTCATAAATACCAAGACTTAGAAGAACTTCCATATAAAGAAAATCATTATATAGAAACCTATTTTGACGAAAAAGAAAAGTTGGTGAAACAGAAATATGTTGAAATTCCAAAGACTAAAGAACAAATCTTAGAGGAAGAACTCAAGAAGACACAAGAGCAAGTAGAACAAGCAAACAAAGCTATAGAAGACTTGGTTATGAAAAATGCAGGATTGTAGGTGATAAAAATGCTTGCTTATATTAATTTAAAAATAAAGCACTTACGCTTTATTATATATAACATTTATTTATATCTGAAAGGAGATATTTTTATGTACGAATTCTTAGCTTACAGAGTAATCACAGGACACCTTACTTGTATACCTGAGAAGGCAACTAAAACAAAACGACTCATTCCTGAAAGACTGAGACCGGAGGTTTTAGAAATACTTAAAGAATCAGGTCTTGACGGTGATGGACAACCACTTGAAAAAGAAATGGAAAATCAGAATAGCTAATATTTAAATTTACTTGTAAGTATTATGTACAAGTATAGCTAAAATAGGCAATAAACGAGGACTGAGAGGTCTTTTTTTATTGCCTTAAAAATGAGGATCGATATGAAACATGACATTGAAAAACTTGAAAAAGAACTTGAAAAGCTTAAGAAAAATGAAATAGAAAAACCAAAAAAAGAATATTCAAAGATTATAGTATCAATGATTATAGCTGTAAATATACTATTTACATTATGCATAATGATACTATTTTTGAAAAAAGGCTCTGAACCGGTAGCACTAATAAGTGCATGGTTTTCTTTTACCACAGTGGAACTGTGGAATTTAGCTAAAATAAAAAGACATAAAATAGATAAGGAGATCTAATATGAAAAAAGAATATTTTGAAATATTAATATCTGTATTAAAAATTATATTGATGTTAGTAACAATATATGTAGTTCCTAAATTAAAAAACTTTATTGAAGAAAACACCACAGCAAAGCAAAGACAAGAGCTTATCAACTTTGCTAATATAGCAATAAAAATTGCAGAGGAATACTATAAAGATAAGAACAAAGGAAAAGAAAAGAAAGACTTCGTAATTGAATGGCTCAACAAGGCAGGAATAAAGGCTACCGAAGAACAAATCAGCAATATTATAGATATGATAGTTGCATGGTACAATGCAAATGGTTGGAACAAGGCAATCACGAAGGAAGTGATATAGTTGAAAACAAGACAAGATATTCTAAATTATGCCAAATCCTTAATAGGCTATACTAACTACCTTATGGGAGCTAAGTGGTATAATTATAATAATGATTCCATTAAACCTAAACTACTTGACTGTAGCGGTTTTGTAGTATGGGCTTATAAGATGGCAGGCTTTTCAATACCTGACGGCACATATCACCAATGGCAAGCCTCACACGAAATTTCCAAAGATGAACTCCAAATAGGAGATATAGGAATAATGGGTCAAGGTGGAATTGGGACATTCAACCATATCGGCATATATGCCGGTGATGGAAAGTGGATACACTGCAATTACAGCAGGAATGGAGTTACATTAGAAAAAACTAACATCTTTAAATACTATAGACGATTCAACAATCTTGTATTTGAAGATAACAAAGCAAAACCACCAAAGCCAAGTGTTAAGATAAAAGACGACAACAAAACATCTACAACCAAGCCAAATTCACAAAACAAGAAAGAAGATGATGAAATGATAGAGAAAAAAGAGTTCCTTATAAATAATAAGAAAACTAAACTTGATACTATTTTCAAAGAAAATAAGAACTATGTAAGCTTGCAATCACTAAAAGATGCAGGTGTACTAAATGCAAGCTATGATAAAGAACATAAGATAGCAGTAATAACTACAAAATAACTTAGATAAAAAGACTCTTTAAATACAATATAAACAATATTTAAAGAGTCTTTAAATATACAAAAAATTAAAAAAAGAAAAATAAAAAACTATTCAAATAATCTTAATTCAATATTTATACAAAAAGGAGATGTAATAAATGGATAGTTTTTTAAGCTGGATAGGTGGCAAAAAGCTACTTAGAAAAACAATAATAGAAAATTTCCCAGATACAAAACAATTTAATAGGTATGTAGAAGTGTTTGGGGGTGCAGGATGGGTACTTTTTGCTAAGGAAAGACATGCGACAAATGAAGTATACAACGACATCAACAGTAATCTTACTAATCTTTTTAAATGTGTAAAATATCATGCTGAAGAACTGCAAAAAGAATTAAATTTTACAATTAATTCAAGAGATTTATTTAATGAATATATCAGTCAGATAAATTCTAAAGGACTTACAGACATTCAAAGAGCTGCAAGATATTTCTATATAATAAAACTTTCATATGGCTCAAAAAGTAGATATTATGGAGCTGTAAAAAGAGATATAGAAAAAATGAAATCATATCTTCAAGACATACAAGAAAGACTAAGGAATGTCGTTATAGAAAACAAAAGCTTTGATGATATGATAGAAAAATACGACAGCAAAGAAACTCTCTTTTATTTTGATCCACCTTATTTTAATGCGGAAAAATGCTATGTATCAGAGTTCATACAAGACCATCATGAATTATTAAGTCAACTACTCAAAAACATAGAAGGTAAATTCATCTTATCTTACAATGACGATGAGTATATAAGAAACTTATATAAAGACTTCAATATCATTGAAACAGAGCGAAACAACAATCTTACAAGCAAATACGCCCAAAATGGACGCTATAAAGAGTTGTTAATAAGAAACTACTAACACTAATTAAAAGTAGCCTTAAAACAAAGATTAAAGCATTATTTTTTTATCCAAAAACTTACTTATTTAGTAATATGCTTTCTAAATTAGTAATATACTCACATATTAATAAAAAAATCCTTATTTAGTTATAAAATTACATTAATAGTAATAATATAACTAAATAAGGAGTATGTTATGATTAAAATACATCTATCTAAACTATTAGGAGAACGAAGAATAACACAAGCAGAACTTGCGAATAAAACAAACATTAGACCTGCAACAATAAATGAAATGTATCATGAATTAATTGAAAGAATAAATTTAGAACACTTAAACAGTATTTGTAAAGTCTTAGATATAGAAGTAGAAGATTTATTAGAGTATATTCCAGATAAATATTAA